TTAACAGTAACAGATGCAGACGGAAATGAAACAATTATTACTTTGCCTATCGGTAGTTTTACTTTCTAGTTGCTCTGTATTAAGCAATAAAGTTCCTCCTATAACTGTAGTTAAAAAAGCTGAGGTGGGTAGTTTAATAAACCAAGAACTTTATGATATCGGTCAGCCTAAATTAAAACCTAGCGTAGCAGTTTACGCTACAAGTTTTACTGACCAAACTGGTCAACGTAGAAGTAATAGTCAGTTTGCTACTTTTTCTACCGCAGTTACTCAAGCTCCTCATGCATATTTAATTAGAGCGTTAAAACACGCTGGAGCTGGTGAATTTTTTGACGTAGTAGAGCGTGTCGGTTTAGATAATTTAACTAAGGAAAGACAACTTATACGTTCAACACGAGAATCATTTGATGAAGAGACTAAACTACTTCCTCTAACTTTTGCTGGTATGATACTAGAAGGCGGAGTTATAGGGTATGAAAGTAATGTACGTTCTGGTGGTTTAGGTGCTAGGTATTTAGGTATAGGGGCTACAAAACAATACAGACAAGACACGGTTACTGTTTCTTTAAGGACTATTTCCGTAAGTACAGGAAAAGTTTTAATCGAAGTACTTGTGTCAAAGACCATTTTAAGCGTATCATTAAACCAAGATGTCTTTAGGTTCATTAGTGAAAACACAGAACTTATAGAGATTGAAAACGGAATGGTAGAGAATGAGTCTACTAATATCGCACTACAAAACGCTATTGAAACAGCAGTTTTAGAAACAATCAAAATAGGAATACAAAAAAATTATTGGAGTTTATTAAAGTGAAAAAATTTTTACCAATTTTATTTATTGGTTTAGCACTAGCAGATAATGAAATTTACGTTAATCAAGTTGGTAATTCAGCTACTATTGATTTAGAACAAATAGGTAGTTCTAACCTTATAGGTGGTACTTCTGCTACTTCTGGCAGTATGACGGCTTTAGATTTAGATGGCGTTAGTATGACGCTAGACATTAACCAAATAGGCTCTAGTAACTTATTTAGGTCAGACGCTATCGACGGCGATAACTTTACTGGCTTTTTTGAGTTCGCAGGAGATAGCAACACCTTTGATATACTTATGAACAGCACAGGTTTAATTACCGCAGACTACGTTGATTTAAATATAGACGTTACAGGCTCAAGCAACACATTTGATTTAAAAATAGCAGAAAGTGACGACACCAGTTATTTAAACTTAGACTGGATTATTACAGGCGGTAGTAACACTTTTGACTTTGATATAGACTATGAAAATGCTACGAATTATATGGACATTAACGGTAGTTCTAACGATGTTACTTTTAGCGGTAGTGGGTATTCAGGGACAACCTCAGCTGACAGTGGATATTTTTATTTAGATTTAGACGGAAGTAGTAATACAATAGATGTAACACAAGCTTCAACTTTAGCTAGAGATTATGTCAAAATTGAAAGTACTGCTTCTAATTCTAATATTTGCGTCATTCAAAACGACGGCGGAACAACAACCACTTGTTGAAGTCGGTGACGTTACAGAACTAAAAGGTCAAGCTCAAATAATAAGAGATGAGACTTTTCAAGCTTCATTAGATTTTAATATTCAACAAAATGATCTAGTAGAAACGAATGTAGGTCGTATTGGTATTACTTTTTTAGACGACTCTGTAGTTAAATTAACTGAACACTCAAAACTTACTATAGACGAATACGTTTTTGACCCTAACCCAAACAATTCAAAATTAGCTCTTAATTTTGCTTCTGGTACAGCTAGGTTTATTACTGGTAAATTAGGTGCTATAAATAAAGAGAACATTTCTATCACCACACCTACAGCCAACATCGCTATACGCGGTACAGACTTCACTTGTACAGTAGATGAATTAGGACGTAGTTTAATTATTTTACTCCCAGACGCTAACGGAGTTTCTAGCGGTGAAATATTAGTTACTACAGCTTTAGGTAACGTAACTCTCAATAAGCCATACGAAGCTACCACAGTCAACGTTTTTGAAAACAGACCTAGCTCTCCAGTAATTTTAGATTTAAGTTTAGAAATTATTGACAATATGTTAATAGTTAACCCACCTAAAAATGTAAAACTAAACATTGAAGCTGAAAGTAAAGATAAAAGTAAAAATATTTTAGATATCGACTACCTTGAATTTGAGGAACTTGATACAGATGCTTTACAGGAAGATAATTTAGAATTTAGTGAATTAGATATTAATTATTTAGACGTAAACTTTTTTGAAGATTTACTAACCATAGTAGAAGAACTAGATTCACTAAAAGAGGAAGAACTTAAAAGTTCAATAGGTTCAAGTGTACAAGGTACTGAGATAGGTCAAGACCTTGAAACACAAATAGTAACAATAGTACAAGGAGACACAATATCATTCAGAAGAGAAGTTCAACAAAAACTTAGATTAGATATTAGTAGTTCAACAGGATATACGGTAATATTTATACAAGATGGAGTAAGTAATACTATAAAAGTGAACGGTGGAGGAACTTCTACAATCACTATAAAACAAAGCTCATGAAAAAGATTATACCGTTTTTAATAGCTTCAGCTTTTTTAAGTCTACCTTTAATATATCAACCAGCGTTTTATGAAACGTTAAAATTAAAATTTTTTGATTCGTTTGTTGAACAACATAAACCTTCTGGTTATTTTACAGTTTTAAACATCACTGAAAAAGATGTTGTAAATGAAGGTGGTTATCCTTTTCCTAGACAACGGTTAGCAGAAATACAAAAACAACTAACTGGTAAAGGAGCTATTGGAGTGGGTTGGGTAATAGCTTTCACTGAGCAGGATAGGTTCGGCGGAGATAAAGAGTTTGCTGAAAGCATACGAATGACTGTACCTACGGTATTAGCCATGTTTGAAAATAACAGTAAGTTTTACCCACGTACCACAGGTACGGTAGTCCTCGGTCCAGACGTTAAAGGCTATCCAGCTAGAGGGGTAAGGCAAAACGTTATATCGGCTCCTGAGGGCGTTGCAGTCGCTCCAGTAGACGTGGATAATTTAGTTAGGCGTATACCCTTACTTATGCAAAGCAACGACGGTTGGATACCTGCATATGGCACTCAAGTACTTAAAATATTAGCAGGTTCAGATACCTATATTATAAAAACTAATCAAAACGGAATACAAGAAATAACAGTTAAAGGTATACCGCCAGTTAAAACTGATTCACTAGGTCGTAAGTGGATCAGTTGGGTAGATACTCCTGAAACTACTCTTGATGAAATGGATGTAGAGGGTAGGTTTGTCTTTGTAGGGGTAACAGCACAAGGTGTAATGCCACAAGTGGCAACGCCAGCAGGACTCCTAGAACCACACAAAATCCAAGCAGCATTAGCTGAGTCAATTTTAATAGAAAATTCACCATATATACCTGATTATAGCCTAGCTTTAGAAATATTGATATTTTTAGTTTCTATAAGTATGGCATGGTTTTATATAAATTATTTCGGTATTTTATTAAGTGCTTTTAGTTTTGTATTTGTTTTATTAACTCAGTTTGTTTTAGCTTTGTACATTATAAGAGGAGGACTTTTAATAGATTTTACGTGGTCATTGGTTTCTACTTTTATTATAGGTACGTTAGCTTTTTATCTGCGTTTTAAAGAGCAGTTCAAACTTAGACAACAAATTAAAAAACAATTTGAACACTATCTCGACCCACGACAAGTGAAACAATTACAAAATAACCCTGAGTTATTAAAATTAGGGGGAGAAAAACGTAGATGTACTTTTATATTTACTGATTTAAGAGGTTTTACCGCGTTGTCAGAAAGTGTGGAGCCTGAACAAGTTACCTATATTATGAATAAAGTTTTAAATGCACAACAAAAAGCTGTACAAAAATACGGAGGCATGGTAGATAAATACATAGGCGACGCTATGATGGCTATTTTTAACGCACCACTAGACATGGACAATCATGAAAAGACAGCTGTTGAGTGTGGTGTAGAAATAATGAAAAACATAAGTATATTAAACCAAGAATTATTGTCTGAAAACTTGCCAGGAATAGCTATAGGTATAGGCATAAACACTGGTGAGGCTATAGTAGGGAACATGGGCAGTGAAACTAGATTTGATTATACCGCTATAGGCGACGCGGTCAATACTGCTGCTAGACTTGAGTCCGCTACTAAAGAGTGTGGTGTGAATATACTTATAGGGGAAAGTACAGAATCTTACTGTGGCTACTATTTAAAAGAATTATCACCTATAATAGTCAAAGGCAAAAGCAAACCACTAAAAGTATTTACTTGGGAGTAGTTATGTTAAAAGGTTTATTAAAAAATGTTGTGGGTAGTGTTGCTCCTACTCTTGGCTCTGCTTTAGGCGGACCACTAGGAGGTATGGCTAGTAAAGTTATTTGTGAAGTTTTAGGTTGTGAAGATAGTCCTAAAGCTATTAATAACGCAATACAATCTGCCACACCTGAACAGATGATGGAGCTTAAAAGAGCTGAACAGGCATTTAAAGTTCAAATGAAAGAACTTGACGTAGATATATTTAAACTAGAAGTTGCAGACAAACAAGACGCTAGAGGTAAATTTAGCAGAGATTGGACTGCACGTATTATGGGTATTGCAACCGTTGGAGGATTTCTTGGTTATATTTTCTTAGTAACCATACAACCGCCTGAGCAAAACTCTGAAGCACTTATTAACTTAGTTCTTGGGTATTTGGGAGGACTAGCAAGTGCGGTTATTTCGTTTTATTTTGGAGCTTCTAACACGCCTAGCAAGGAGGACTAAAATGCACATATCTGACGAAGGTATTGATCTTATAAAACATTTTGAAGGTTGCGAACTTGAAGCATATAAATGTGCTGCTGGTGTTTGGACTATAGGTTATGGTTCAACGCAAGGTGTACAGGAAGGCGATAAGTGGTCACAAGAAAAAGCCGATTATATGTTACAAAGAGAACTAGAAGAAGAATACGAAAAATATATTAACGATTACGTCCACGTAGATTTAAATCAACATCAGTTTGATTCTTTAGTTTCTTGGGTGTACAACTTAGGACCAAGTAATTTAAAATCTTCTACATTACTTAAAAAACTTAATAACGGTGAATATAATTCTGTACCTGAGCAAATTAAAAGATGGAACAAGGCAAACGGAGAAGTTTTAGCTGGTCTAACTAGAAGACGCGAAGCCGAAGCTTTGCTATTTGAAGGTAAAGATTGGCGACATATATAAAATTCAAAAATAATACTATACAATAGTGTAATGGCACTAAACAAGTTTCAATTCAGACCTGGAATATTTAGAGAAGGAACTGCTTATGATGCAGAAGGCGGTTGGTTTGATTGTAACCTCATACGTTTTAACTTTGGTAGACCTGAAAAAATAGGTGGTTGGCGTAAAGAAGTTAACACAGCTTTTGAAGGTACAGGTAGACATCTACACAACTGGGTACTTTTAGACGGTACACAAGAATTAGGTCTAGGCACTAACGAAAAATACTATATTATTCAAGGGGGAGTTTATTACGATGTAACCCCTATCCGTAGAACTACAACTGCAGGGCTAGTAACTTTTTCTGCTAGTAATGGTTCTTCTACTATTACGGTAACTGACAATTCTAACGGAGCAGTAGCAAATGATTGGGTAACTTTTAGCGGTGCTGTTAGTTTAGGTGGTAATATAACTGCTGACGTTTTAAACCAAGAATATCAAATAGCAAGTCTTATTGATACTAACACCTACACAATTATAGCTAAAGATACTGGTGGTAGTACTGTTGTAGCTAATGCTTCCGATACAGGTAACGGAGGAGCTTCAGTAGTAGGTACATACCAAATTAACGTGGGGTTAAATGTCTACAGTACTAGTACTGGTTGGAGCGTAGGCACATGGGGAGCAGGACCGTTTGGTTCAACTACAGGTTTAAGTTTTACGAATCAACTCAGACTTTGGTCTGCGGATAACTTCGGTGAAGATCTTATTATTAATCCACGTAACGGTGGCATATTTTATTGGGACGCTACTAACGGAGTAAGCACAAGAGCGGTTGAACTACAAAATATAAGCGGTGCTAATCAAGTTCCTACTGTAGGACTACAAACGCTAGTAAGTGAAACCGACAGACACGTTATAGTTTTTGGAGCCGATCCGCTTTCAGGTGGTGTAAGAACTGGTACTAGTGACCCTATGCTTATAGCATTTAGCGATCAAGAAAATGCTTTAGAGTTTGAACCTCTTAATACTAACACCGCAGGTAGTTTACGAGCCTCAGAAGGTTCAATTATTGTAGGTGCTAGAAAATCAAGACAAGAGATATTAGTTTGGACAGACACTGCTTTGTATTCTATGCAATTTATTGGACCTCCTTATACTTTTGGTTTAAACTTAATTAATAAAGGTACAGGTTTAATTGGACCAAACGCAGCAATCACTGCTCCTAACGGAGTGTTTTGGATGGGTTACGATAGTTTTTACGTTTACAACGGTGCTGTACAAAAAGTACCTTGTCCTGTGCAGGATTATGTTTTTGGCGGAATGAATGTTACTCAAGGCTTCCAGTTTTTCGCTTTTACTAATAATGAATTTAATGAAGTAGGTTGGTTTTACTGTTCTGAAGGCAGCAATAACGTTGATAGATACGTTACTTACAACTACGTTGAACAGGCATGGGCTTATGGTCAATTAAGTAGAACTTGTTGGTTAGATAGAAACATAGTCAATTACCCACGTGCCACAGGCAGTAATTATTTGTACGAACATGAATACGGTTATAACGATGACGGCTCACCTATGACTAACGTTTATATAGAAAGTGCAGACTTTGATATAGGCGACGGTGAAAGTTTTGCGTTTATAAATAGAATAGTACCTGATATGCGTTTTTTAAACAACAGTAGCAACGGTAAAGTAAACGTTGTACTAAAAACTAGAGACTATCCAGGAGACTCACTCACCACCAACAGTACAAGCCAAGTAGGAGGAGATACTCAACAAGTTTATGTACGTTCACGTTCACGTCAAGCTGTACTTAGAATTGAGTCTGATGATGACGCTTCAGGCGACGGTAATAACGATACAGGTTGGAGGCTCGGAGCTACTCGTATAGATATAAGACCTGACGGTAGAAGATGAGTAAGTTACTACCTACTAGGTTACCTATAAGTTATGACACACCTGTTACTTCAGACGTTTATAACCGTTTAATAAGAATTTTAGAGCTAAACTTAGGCACTGTTGACCCCGATAATACTCGTCAAACTAATACCGCTTTAAGAGATACTGAAGCTCCTAGTCAAGGAACTTTGATCTTTAATACTAATACCGATACTTTACAGTGTTGGGATGGTACTCAATGGCGTGATTGTTTTACTTCGCAGTTTTATGCTACGTCTACTGGATATAGTATGACTAGCACTTTAGGTACTGTAAGTGTCGTTACTCCGTAAATGTAACTATTGTAAAAAAGAAAAGCCACTAAGCGATTTTGACCAAAATAAAAGAGTAGGTAGACAGTGTAACGCTTGTAAATTAGAGCGTAGACTAGAAAAAATTAACAGTAATCCTTTTGCTTATATTCATCATCTTTGTGTGCAATTACGTTACACACGTAAAAAACAAGGTATAAAGTGGACTATACAACCTGAAGATTTAAATATCATTTACGCTAAACAGTCAGGTAAGTGTGTACTTACAGGCGTAGAAATGACATATAAAAGAGGTACAGGGGAAGAGTCCGACTTTAATATATCAATAGACAGAATTGACCCCACTTTAGGTTATACAGTAGAAAATATACAATTAGTGGCTAAAGTAGTAAATTTTTTAAAACACGATTTACCTCAAGAAAAGTTTATCAAATTGATAAAATTAATATACAATAATACTAACCAGTGATGAACAAATGACGGAAAGTAATGATAGTCAAGCACATGAAAAAGTCTGGGACTATAAAGGTTGGTACTGGGACGACGTCAATAAACGGTTTTACCGATGGCATGAACTAAAATTGTTAATGCAGGAACGTAATATTAAAGCGGAACAAGATGGGTCTAAAAAAGTTTTTTAAGAAGAATTTAAGAGATATAGCTACCGTAGTAGGATTCGCTGTCGGTGGTCCTGCTGGAGCTGCCATAGGACAAGGCATAGGCTCAGTAGGTGAAGGCAGAAGTTTAACTGATTCACTTACTAGTGCTGCTAAAGTTTATGGTGGTGCTAATATAGCTACTGGTGCAGGTTTACAAGGCGGTGGTGGCTCTATAAGTTTTGGTCCAGGAGGTATCG